AGCTTATCATAGTTCGTGTCCGCAAGGTGATGCGCGAGTTCATGAAGGATCGTCTCTTTAGTAAAGAAACTCTTACTCCATATTTCGGGTACGTTGGCTGTTCTTTTATAGTGCGCGTAGAAGGGGTGGTCACTGCGATTGTTAGTAGTTAGCGTGAGATCCTTTTCGAGATCAAGCTCGGTACATACATGATGGAAGAACGCGAACATTTCTGTCCGACGTAAGCGTTTCCTTAATGAACGAATTTTGATTAAGTGTACCCTCTCCCATTTATAGACTCTTTTTTTCTGTGAATCGCGTATGTGACAACCCGCGTATTTTTCGGGAGGAGTGAAGTTACTAATGTCTTGGGGTAAGTTCCTTAAAGCCTCGTCTAAAGTATCATATCCGAGAGATATCTTACGAACATCCCAAACGTGCCTTCGGTCTTGGCGCCAATAGGTATGGAATATGGTTCCGTTCCAATCAGAATGGATGAACACATTCCCATTAGCTGGGTGCTTTTCTTCGTGGTGCACCCGGTCTTCCCACCCATTATTATGCATAGGATTAATCTATGCGGTCGTGCCAAGTAAGCGGCCGGATAGCACATGTGACTGCTTGGCATGGCTCGCCCAACTTCTTGCTCATCTTCCCGGCGAACTCGCGGGAGTTAGCATGGTCGGCGATCTTCACAAGATCACTGAAGGTTGCTTTTGGGTCGCGCTCGAATCCGAAGGTGACTTTCATACCTTCTTTCTTGGTGGCTAGGGGGTATCTGTTTTCGATCAGAAACTTGCCGGTCTTCTTGGATAGAATCAGGTTCATTGCAATAACCTCTCAACATTGCTGTACTGCAAGCATAGCACAGATGTTAGATGATTGCAAATAACACCCCTAGAATCAAGGGGGTGTTGTAGAAAACAACAACTCCAAATATGAGATATGCTGCTATTTTTAGGGCAAGTTTCATGAGTGGTCAGTCTCGATCCAGGATATCTCGTTTTGCTTCTTCACGTACATAACATCTTCGATTTGCGACGCGACATCTTCTCTATGGGTAATCAGGAGGACACGTTTATTCTTTGCTATGCACATTCTCCGTAAGGCCACGACGGCATTTTCAGCCCCTCGTTGGCAGATGCCGTTGTCAATAAGCTCGTCGAACCCTAGTAGATTGATGCGATAGTTCATATACTCAAATGCGTCTTGGAAAGCGAAGTTCATCGCGATCCTTAACCGGTTCCTTTCACCTTTCGATAGGTTACCATGATCATACTCTTCATGGTAGAGTTTTATTTCAACTGATAGATCTGGTTGGAAGGCTACCTGGTGTGGAAGTTCTAGGACTTTTAGCCAATAGGATAGGCGGGAGTTGAGCTTCGGCAACCACCTATCTATTATAAGCTTACGAATATAGCTGTTCTTGTTCGTGAGAAGCTCTATGAGGAAGTTGTAGTGGTCAACTAACTTCTGCAGCTCTTTGACTTCAGAGTCGTTTATCTGTTGAATGGCGTTCGCCTTGAGCTTGTCGATACTTTCGAGATGGGGATTCAACAGATACTTCATCATTGGCACCGTTTAAGAATTTCCGGAGTTCTTCCAATACTGGTTTTTCTTTAAGTATCAATTCTTCAAGCCCCTCTATGTGTTCTTGTGTAACGGATTTCTTCTCTTCTACTTCCGTACGGTACTTGGGGTCAGCTTCCCAGTGCTGATTACAAGTAGGGCATTTACTATCATCGAGCACTACCAAAGCAGCAACAGCCGTTTCGTGATCTTTTATCTCGCGCTCCAACGTGTCGTTGTTCTGACTTATGGACTGTTCAAAGGCTGAGTGTTCCATGAGATAGTCTCTAGCGGCGGCTTTGGTTTCAATTAGTTTCTTTTCTAGATTACCAAGTAGTTTAAGCAATTCAATTTCGTTCTCTACATCTACTGCACCGAGAGCATCTATCACTCCTCGAAGTTCTGCAATAGTCTCTGCCTTCTCTTGGTTCCATAGCTCAGCCCGGCCATTGATATCATCTATCTCACGTTGGATACGTGCGTTGGCTTGTTTGGTTGAATCAAGTTTTGTTTCCGCTATGGTGAGATCTCTGTTCTTTTCTTTGCGTTGTTCTTTTAACACTTTCGCCTTTTGGGAAAGGATAGAGAAACCAAAAAGCTTCTCGACTACATCACGACGCTTTTCTTCAGTTAGCTTAAAGTACTCAGTAGATTCGGACGAGTTTGCAATGAGGTATTCGGCCAAGGTGATGTCATAGCCGAGGATGCCTATGATTTCATCGGTCGTCTCGCTCTTGCTTCGTGAAATGTTGTACTTGAAAGTACGACCTTCTTTGGCTTTGAAGTCTTCTTCAGCATTCTTGGGTTTGCGGAACAGTGATAGTTTGGATGGACGCTCTCCGCGTTCGATCAGATATGACCAGTTTCCCTTATCGAAGGTAAGGGTCACCATCATAGATTCTCGTTTGTTCGCCCACTTATTAACGAGTCCTTTATTAGAGGCGTCCCGGATTACTTTACCGAACAGCACATAACAAAGCGCGTCCATGATAGCACTTTTGCCTACACCATTTCTGGAATCCTCACCACCAGTATCCATGTTTTCGCCCAGGACAACTGTCATGACGTTGCCGTTAAGCTGGATGGTGGTTTCTTTGTTACCGAAAGAGAGGAAGTTTCTTAGTGTGAGTGTTATAAATTCTAGTGAGTTAGAGTTCATTCAGATTGCCAACCAAAGGCGTTAAAAATCGCCACGTGAAAACGATGGTCCCGTCATCATCTTCACCTTCCGCTTGCCAACCGCGTTCTACAATGCCCTTTTTGTCCAGACGTTGTAGGAAGTTAAATAAGGCCGGGCGTTCTATTTCTTCGCCAAGTCGTTGCAGGTTCTGATAAAGCTCGCCCGTAGACATAACAAAGCTGCTGTCTTCAAGGACCCCGAGAATTGATATTTTCTGCGCGTTTTTCATGGCGGATTAACCGTCAATATAGTCTTCATTGACGTGGGTGTCAAGTGTATGTACGAGGGCCGTGCGCGGGACCAATACATAGCGCTTCGTGCAGATGCAGTCCGCTATGAAATATCCTTCATCCTCGTCCCATTCCCACGTCAAATGCTCGCCACAGCAATCTGAAGCTGATTCGAATTGTATATTAAATTCTTCTGTCATTTCTCACTGTTTACTTGATTCGGTCAAAAAGTGTGCAAAATTATACACTTTCGTCACAACTTTCATATAGATCGACTAGCATAGCAGTATCGTATTCAGATCCTTCTGTGTCTAGTTTTCTAAGATGATCAACGACCATACCATCAACGTTTTGATCTTCTTGTACATCAGTTGCTTCTTCCGTTAGATCTCTCTTTTCTTGGGGTATGATAGTAATAGATCGAACTTCATCGCTGAATAGTTCTTTGAGCTGGAGCGACTCTTCAATACTCAAATCAACGTCGTCGTGGCATTCAATCACACTGTGTTTCGTATAATGCTTGCTAATATCGTCATTCTCCATAGCGCCGAGGAGATCGGACACCCTGGTCTTGTTGTAGTTGGGAGCATCTTTCCAACTTAGCATCTTTGGATCTTTGTCCCACTCTAAAATCATACACCCTCGATCCCTATCAGCCAAATCATTAAAGTTGTGGGGAAAGCAGTTTCCAATGTATGTTACTGGAATGTTATGCTCGTTCATCTTCATTTGTCTTTTGTGGAAATGACCAGAGTATACTGCCTCACACTTATAGAAGTGGTCTGCCAGTAGACCCATGCCCTTGTCGAAGCATCTGATATTTTCATTCATTAAGAATGTGGGGAATTCAAAATGACCGAAGACGTATTTGCATTGAGTATCGGGCGGGGTAGTGAATTCACTACCGACCAACCAGGGGCAGAAGAGTACATCATCTACCTGTGTCATTTCATTATACACATGAATGTTCTCGTAACGACCGAGAAGGAAAGGAAGGGAATGAACATCCCGGTTGGTTTTGAAAAAGATGTCGTGATTACCTATGAGCCAATGAATAGGTATTCCCAGGTTATTCAGTCTGTTTATCGCGCCGACTGAGTACCACTGTGTGTCAACACGCAACCGTGATTTATTATCATACCAGTCGCCGAGAAAGATAATCGAATCGCATTCATGGGCAATGACTTGTTCGAGGAACCAGTCAATATAACGATAGCAGTCTTTGTTGTGTAGCTCGGAGTCGGCCTTCTTACCCCAATGGATGTCAGTGAAGCAAGCTGCTTTATTGAATAAGGTCATAGTATTTCAGCGTAGCCGGCAGCGTATATAAGGAATATAGTGTTGCATCTGTAACATTTGGCCTTGATACCCTTTATTTTCCGGAGAGACCACCAGCTCATCATCTCACACTCACAAAAAGGACAACAGAGACCACCATGGCTATCACTCGCAGCTCTTATCTCTAGGAAGAGTTCTCGATCTCGCTTTTTATGTTCAACAGAGAACAACTTGACTGTCCGCCTAAAATAAGGAGGTTTGAGCCAAGCACGGATTGTGGACAGCACAGACATCTGGTGCCAAAATATGGGCACTTTTTAGATGGAAGTCAACTTCTTAGAATTTACAGTCGTGAGGTTTGTTGTGAATCAGACCGAAGAATCCTGGGCTCGCGTCTGCTAATTGAGCGTCCCAGTCAGCATGATGGGTCTCGGTCACCTTGCCGTCTTCCGATATGATGAAGAAATATTCTTCTGCCATTGAATCAGTCACCATGAGGAATTCCACCTTGTTCCACATGATATTCCGATGAACGGCATATTCTGAACCGTTGAGTTGGCCCACGTAGATGTAGCCAGTTGAATTAGTACCATCGCATGTGGCCGGGGCGTATCGTTCGAATTCAGTCTTGTAGATCTCCACGACCTTATCTTCGTATTCATCAGCGTATGATGGCGACCACACCAATAATGCGGTAAGTCCTACTAGTACTAAACCTATGATTAGATGTTTCATTTGCTTTTCTTCACCTTCTTATTTATTACACGCTTTTTGCGTTTGGGTTTGACAGCTTCCGGGTCCTTGGGTTTTTTACTCATTTCCTTTATCTCTGCATCAGTAAGCCGTGGGGCCTCGGCTATTTCCTGCATAGAGGACACCGCGCGGTCATGGTGTTGCTGCTGTTCGTTTTCAAGCTGCCGGGCATGCGAAGGCGTGAAGCCCTGCTGTTCTAGTAATGTGTCCTTAATCCGGCGAACCTTCTTTTCCTTATCGAGGAAGGTCAGGAACGAGTGAGTCACGATCTGAGTGTAGTAACCAAATGGATTCTGGCTCTTTTCTGGATTGAATTTCAGCGCATTCTGCATTAGAGACACTATAGCCTCGCTTCTCATATCATCGATGTAGGTATACCCACGCCAGTTCACCTTCTGGGAATAACGATCAACCAGCATTTGCAGCATACCGACCAATTTTGGAGTCATGCACTGGGCAGGCGTCCAGTTAGGATTACTCGTCTGAGTATCCTTACTCATCATTATCTCTTCTATGAGACTAGCGTTATTAAGATAGTTCTTTTTCTTCGCGACAGCCATGCAGGCTCCTTGGGTGGTTATTATTTTTCTTGACAAAATTTCACCCATTGGTATGAATATGTAGTTTTCTTATTGAAAGTCAAGGAATCCCGCGCGTAAATACCTCAATTACCGAGAAACTGGCATGGTCGTCGAAGATATAAATCAGAAAAACCAACCCTCCTTTGCGTTCGAGCATGTAGCTGCCCGGCTGCTACCGTTTGATCTTATGAAACTGGGTATCACGCAAGCTCTTGGAAGCACGAGTATTCAGGAAGAACAAAAGAATGTCAGGGTAAAAGGGCTCACGGCCTCGTTACAAAACACGTCGGTATTACCTAACGATTCGTTATCACTCGGCACCGAAAACATACAAGCTAATACACGAGATCTACACCCACTGGCTCCCATAGTCGAAACTAATGGTTTGGTTTTTCCATACAATCCGATAATCACAGAGAACATTAGTGTTAAGTATGACACCGTGGAACTTACTCATACTAATGAGTCGTTCTATGTTTATCGGGGTACGGATAATGTGCGGATCAATATATCAAATGCAGTCTGGACGTGTGATACTTTCGACAATGCAGTATATGCTTTGTCTGCACTTCATTTCTTCAGGACCTATAGCCAAATGGACTTCGGCAGAAACCGATCAGGCCGTCCGCCGGCACCGATGTGGTTTTCAGCTTACGGTAATTATGCATTTCATAGAGTACCTGTTCTACTTGAAAAAGCAGATTGGAATTTTCCTAATGATATAGACTATATCGGGATACCAGAGTTTGGTTCCACGGAATATCGTGCTAGGAAATTGCAGATGAAAAGGAATTCTACTGGCAAGTATACCTGGATGCCAATGAAGTTTGAGATTTCTGGCATAAGCCTCATCGTACAACATTCTCCTAAGTTTTGGACAAACTGGAGCCTTCAAGATTATAGAAGTGGGGCCATGCTTCGCAAGCGTGGTTCTTTCCATTCTTTACCTTCACAGGTAAGTGATAAGAATATAGGAGACACGGGGAGTTCATAATGGTTTATAATCCAACATATACGAAAGAATCTCCATATTTTTTCACTAAGATTATTAATCGATTCTTGACTTATTATGTTCATCGTAGTATCCCACCACATGAGTTAGATTCCGTCATTACTCTTAATGATGAAACCTATGTGAACAGGCCAGATTTATTGGCTAGGGATCTTTATGGCGACGAGGATCTATTCTGGGTCATTCCTCTTAGGAACGGGCTACAGGACCCAGTTTTCGATCTCAAATTAGGTGAGCTACTTGTAGTACCTCACCCCTCGTTTGTTGAGGAATTGCGATAAATGTTTATTCCCAAGCGAAAGCATCCTCAAGAACCGCAAGACGCGCGTCCTCAGGATTCTGTCACGCCACAAACTAAATCAGTCTTTGAACAAATTCAGAATTTTGCTAGAACAACTAGGGATCGTTTCGTCATTCAACCTATTGTTCGTACCGCAGAAGCGATATTTGAAGAATCGGATAAGTCTACTTTTGCTAGAACTCGTGGGCAGCAGATAATACAAGAACGGCGGAAAACGAAAACTCAATTTATAGATCCAAGTTCAACGGGTAAGACTGCGGCTGCTACTTCTGCATCTATTCCTACGGGTGACCCTTCTGTTTTTAAAATCGAGCCCAGGAGAGACCTTTCCGAATTTCTTCCTGATAATGTGTTGAATGATTACATTAATATTCAATATCATTTAGTACTCACGATGCTGCCCGATAGGGACTTGGCCGAGCTGCAAACATTAATCCCGCAAGCCAGTAACGATACTGATGATATTCTTCAGCTAAACAAGGAAATTGGTGGTGTTACAATAGCATCAACAGGTGATGTGTTTGCAAATGAGACTACAGACGTGTTTATACCACCTGTTCCACAAGCGGAAAGCGACCCGCAATTAAATCCAGGGACGAAGGTACAACGCGATGTAAAAGATAGGAATTACTACAACATTAAAAGCCTGACTCTTGACAACGTATTTTCACCATCAAAGAACAATCCAGGAATATCGCAAATGATCACGGCCGAGATGAGTTTGGTTGAACCTCACGGGTTTCGTTTGGTTGAAGATATTCGTCGTATTGCAGATAGAATAGGATATGCTAATATTAATTTGGGGCGGGTGGTTTACAGACTTGACATATTTTTCTCTGGCTATAATACCGAGGAAGGTGTATGGGTACCGAATATCAGTTTAGATCCCAGAAGATCCGTGCAGCAAGATTTTATATCGTATTTCATAAACCTAACAACCATGAGTGCGAAGGTTGAATCGAATGGAACCAATTACACATTGGGTCTCACGCCGGCTGGGCATGTTTCTTTCCGTCCAGAAGAAATTATACTTGAAGCAAACTCAATCGCGGCTGGAGCAAAAAAGGCAGATGGTGGTGGAGTACAGACTTTTGGCGGATTTATTGACAACTTATGTGTGGCTTTAAATGATTATCGTAGAACTAGATCGAATCAACAAATAAAACGAACGTATAAGATTTGGGCTCCAGATATTCTTCGACAGCAAAAATTCTACTCAGGTGAATTCCTTGATCGGAAGGGATTGTTAAGTGATCTTCCCAACGGCCAACGGGTGATATCGATTGGTAAAGATATGGGTCTCACTGATGTTATGCAGGCTGCTCTTGAAGATTTACCATTTGTGCAAGAACAATTTCTTGCAGACAAGAATAATGAATCCTTCTTGGTTCCGAAAATCCATTGGACGGTACGGTACAATGCGATATACGAAAACAAAAATCCTCAATTAAATGATTATGACAATATTCGTTTGGAATACATTATAGAACCGTATGTGACATATAAGAAGGCGACAATAGAAAACAAAGAACAGGCGGCTAACGTCGTCAATCCTATAGCTCAAAGTAATAGGGTCGAAGCTATGATTCGTCTTGGTATGATTGCCCGTATCTATGATTACATTCATACGTCTGAGAATACTGAAGTTAAAGATCTTGATTTGGATTTCAAACTTCTCTATTACACCGCAATGAACACAAGTAAAGACACACCGACCGGTGGTGGTATTTCTACAGCACATAGCGCAAGTGATACTGCTAACAAGCGAAAAGAGAAAAATGAATTAAATCAGCCCACTAGATCTGATGATGATTTGCTCAAATCCATTATAGATAATGATGACCCTCGTGTCGATTCTGCACTACAAAGAATATTTGGCCAAAACAAAGAAGAAGCTGCTGGAGATGGACAGAATGAAACGGACAACCCATTCAACACGAAGCATGGTGGTATGGGTGAATTACCAAAAGATGATTATGGAAGTGCTAACTTCGGTGCGGACGATCCCCAACGTGAGAAGTACAAGATCTATTTCAAAGACTACACGGAAAATGATTTACTTCTTTTAAACGGATTAGAGATCCGAGGTGATCCTGTTTGGTTGTTATCACCCTATGCTAATATTTCTTTGAATACTTTGACGGCGGTTGATGCATCGCGAGGTAATCAAACAGAAACAACACGAACCAATCTGTTTCAACCACACGCAGCGAAAGTGATATTCCTCAAGATGTTTGAGCCCTTACAGGATGACTTGATGAATCCTAATAGGCGTCCGGCTGGTTTCGGACGTAACGTTTTTGGTGGGTTCTATGAGATATATACTGTAAAAAGTACATTCGAAGGCGGGAAATTTATACAAAAACTGAGCGGGGGAAAGATCGATCATCTCAATTATGTTGAGCAACAGTTTCGAAAGAATTCACGGGGGTTTCAATCCTTAGCACCAACAAGACCAGAACGAAACCCAATCCCACAACAAAATGATCAGCCTAATGAAGCAGCCGTAGCAGTAGGAGATACGGTGGCGTCTGAATTTTTCACTGGAGCTTAAGTAATGCCACGCAACCCAAGATACGAACAAGGTGTATCTCGTATAGCCCGCGACGACTGGTCGGGAGAGCGACGCACGCCTAATATTCAAGAGCAATCTCTTGGGTTCTATATTGGTATAGTTATGGATGACTTCGATGATCAGCGTTTGGGTCAACTATGGGTGTATATTCCAGGGCTGTCTGCCAGGCGCTTTGAAAACGAAAGTGTACCAAGCTATGGTGGAACAGTGCCGGATAGAAATCAACCTGGTGATGACTCTGCTAATCTAGATTATGATCAGGAACTTCGACTGGGATGGATACAATGTATGCCTATGTTCCCATTCTTTGGTTCTGATGATTATCGTGTTAAGGAAGGTATAGATACAGACAAACGTAATTCAGAAGTGGGTGATGTTGTTTCGTATGGGTGGTGGTCCCAGCCAAGAAATGGTGATCACGTAGGCGTGTTGTTTGCCCACGGAGATATTGCAAAGGGATTTTGGATAGGATGTATCCCGAAGTTCTCAAGGAACTTCATGGTCCCCGGTTCTCCTGGCAGACCACCTAAAGACTTTAGTGATAAAGCCGAACATGCTACTACCGTCGCACTGAAGAATGCTGCTCCTGATGAAGCTGGCATCCCAGCTCTTGATAAAGCACGTCATACTACTACCCAAAAGAGGAACGCTGACGGAACATCGGATGCAACAAGACCAGGTGGTATTGAAGTAGAAACTGAGAGTCCTTTAGCTGCTACTGATTTTGCTTTCAACTTACGTGAAGCGGGTCTTCTCTGTGATCCATTAAGGGGAGCCGGGAGTTCAAGTTCTAGACGAGAGAGTCCTTCATATGTCACGGGTTTTAAATCTGCAGGATGGTCTTTTGATAGTGAGAAGAACAATCTTAATAACCTAGACCCTAATAATTTGGAAGCGGTCCCGCGTGGCAAAAGGTTTTCCGCATCCAGTCCCGTGGCCGGCGGACTTAGTACTTTCGCTGGCGTGAATACTACTGGGCATCAATTGGTGTTCGATGATCATCCCGATTGTCAGAGTATTCGTCTTCGGACATCTGCCGGTTCACAGATCTATTTCAACGATTCGTGCGCAGCGCCGTTCATTTATGTTTCTACTGCAAGAGGGAACGTATGGATTGAACTTGTTGATGACGGTGCCATGAATGTATATGGTAGGGGCTCGGCATCATTCCACTTCGAGGAGGATATCAACTTAACTGCGGGTAGAAATATAAATTTGGAAGCGCGTGGCAATATGAATGTTAGTGTGGGTGGAGATTATACAGAAGATATAGTTGGCGGTCTTAACTCGACAGTAGGTCTTAGCTCCATATCATCTTCAGCCGATTTTGAAGTCAAAACGTTAGGTGCAATAAACCTCCAGGCCCTTACGAAACTTAGTTTGCTTTCAAGTAATGAAATAGTAGAACAGGCTGCTGGTAATTTCGCAGTCACTGCCGGTGGGGTGTATCGTGAAGAAGCGCCGGCCGGTATTTTCATGAACAGTGGAGCTGGTTCTCCAGGAGTCATGGCGTCAGACCCTGGCATATTTGAATTGATTCAAGTTCCTGGCATTCCAACCCAGGATGAAATAGCTGTGTGCCGTGAGCCAGAAGCGGATCTTGATGCACTGGCATCAATAGTTCCCCAACACCAACCTTGGACAGGACGTTGTGGTAATTCTCGTGGCTTTCGTGGTTTCGCTGATGAATCCGAACCATCGGTTAATATGAGGGGGTCATCAAGATCAGACGCTGGAGCGCCACTATTGGTAATCGGATTGATAAATGGAACTCAAGCTCTATTTGTGCCTAATAGTTATCAGACGAATTCATTGGCTGAAGAACCTTCATATATACAAGAAGCTATTCCCGCCGGCAAGCTCAATCCAGCATCGACTTACACTACATCTCAAAGAATGAGGAATTTCATTCAAAATTTCGAGTTGTTTTCAGGCAAAGCTTATCTCGACGCTGGCGTTAAGTATGCTATTGGATTCGGCCATAATATCCTCGTGGGTGATATAATTAATGATATCAACGGGAATCAGATTGTTGTAGATCAAGCTGAACTAAACAGACTAAAACGCACAAAAGGTGATTTACGTATTAATCGGGATGAAGCCGACCGAATATTTGATATCGACCTACTAAAATTTGAGCAGGGTGTTAAAGATAATGTCACAGTGGACATTACCCAAAATCAGTTCGATGCTATGGTGTCATTTTCTTATAACTGTGGTGTTTCCGCTATGGCTAAAAGCACGTGGTTACGTGAATTAAACAACGGTAGATTTCAAAACGTGCCGAATTCATGGATGAAATTCAGCCAATCGAATAACCCGAATGCGCCGCCAGCCAAGGCAGTGAATGCAGGTCTTTTACGACGCCGACGAGATGAGCTGGAGAATTTCTTCGCTGTAGTTTAAATGAACAAGTCTGTTGGATCGATGCCCATATACCCGACTTGATTTTTTAACTCCGTTTCGATTTTCTCGTGAGCCTCATTCCTGATTTGACGAACGCGCTCCTTGGATATTTTGAATCTCTTACCAAGCTTATCCAATGTTATGACATCGCCTTTCTCTTGTAGCTTTTGTGCAATGAATATCTTTCTCTCCCGTGGGGTGAGGACTTTCTTCATCACATCACGAACCAGACGCTTTTGAAACTTAATGGTCTCGTTGATGATAGTCTCTTCCTCCACCATCGGCGTGTTGGCTGCCAGCGTATCTCCTTTGGTTATATCACTGTCTTCGGACTTACCGATCTTTTCAGAGAGCGAGTCATGAGGCTTACGAAACATATCATACATGCACTGTATCTCTGTGACAGTCGTTCCATAATCCTCAGCTAAGGTGGCGGCCACATTGGTGGTCAGCGTGAAGCTGCCATTTTTCCTCATCTCTTTAGCGATGAGTTTTCTTAAGGCGAAGAAGAGCTTCTTCTTCATGTGGCTAGTGCACACATGAACAAGGAAGTAGTTCTTGGTTATGAAGCCGTACATGACACCTTTTACCCAAGTCTTAGCATAGGTAGAGAAACGTAGACCCCTTGACAGATCATATCGTCTGGCGGCCTCGATTAGGGCTACTAGGCCCTCGGACGTGAGTTCTTCGGGGTCCATCCGGTAGCCGGATAGCTCCTTAATCGTTCTGAGGATAATAGGAGAGTAGCTCACTACGATCTTAGTGAGGTACTGGTTGTCTTTGGTTTCACGCCATTTAACGAAAAGCTCGATCTCTTCCTCCTCGGTGAGCAAGACGCGATGGGATTTGACGAAATTCTTAGTCGTGAGGCCCACGGTTTCGTGGTTCTTCATTTTCTCCTCCTTTTATGATGTTTATATTTCCTACGAAAAGCAGATGGTAAATAGTTTGAAGTCTCTTACAGGATTTATCGTAACAGACAAATATGTGTCTCAATTAAGAGGATTTCAAGGGTATGGCGGCTCCTTTATATCGTGGATTTTCAACTAAAGCCAGAACAGGCATAGATACTAGGATCTTTGACATAGATCTGGTACAGGCTGATCTGCTTAATAAATTTGAGACCCGTCTCGGTGAGAGAGTGGGCCGACCGGATGAGGGCTCAATCATTCATGATCTCCTTTTCGAGCCAATCGATTCTAGGACTGAGGCACTAATAACAGCCGATGCAGAGCGCATTATTAATGAGGACCCAAGAGTCGAGCTAATAGATATGGTAGTTAATTTTACTCCTGACACAGGCACTATACAACTTGATCTGACCCTACAATTTGTCGAGTTCGATATGAATGACTCATTCACCGTTACCTTTGAGGGAGGCACCTAATGACCGCTCTCGCCAGACAAAATACCTTATTCGTTAGCGAAGACTGGATCAGAATTTATGAAGCGATCCAGAATGTCGATTTCCGTGCGTATGACTTTGACAATTTAGTCGCTGCTCTAGTAAATCATCTCCGCGATAACTTCCCCGAAGAGTTCAATGATTGGATTGCATCATCTGAATTCATTATGAAGGTTGAGGTGTTAGCTTGGCTATCACAGAATATCGCATTCCGTGTGGATCTTAATTCAAGAGAGAACTTCTTAGCCACCGCAGAACGACGCGATTCATTAATAAGATTAGCACAGAATATTTCGTATAAGGTTAATAGAGTGCGTAGTGCGACTGGAGAAGTCAGAATTGAAAGGATTCGTACTAACCAAGCTCTGTTCGACTCTAACAATACTGCACTCCAAGATAGAGAGGTTATTTGGAATGATCCGAAGAATGAAGATTTCTTTGAACAGTTCATTTTAATTCTTAATGCGGCACTTACAACACGTGCTCAGTTTGGTAGACCTATAGCCCGATTCACTGAGGGGCAAAACAAAACCGAAGAATATGTATTCAACACGGCAGCGCCTACATCAGGTACTTTTCCATTTAACACCAATATTAATGGCGTACCATTACCTTTTGATGTAGTAAACTCACGCCTCAATGATACTACTGGAGTGTTAGAAGAATTGGCACCAAACCCAGAAAATACTTTCAGTGCTTTCTTTAAACAGGATGGTCGAGGATTAAGTTCAATTGGTTCAGGGTTCTTTTTACCAATAAAGCAAGGATCGCTCGCCTTTCAAGATGAACAGTTTGATGATGCCATCCCAGTACGAACCGTTGAGATTAACGCACAGAATGTCAATAATGATGATTTCTTTGTTCAAGAATTAGACGCACAAGGAAACGTTATCGCTGCTTGGGAACAGGTCGATACAGTCTTTGGTGAGAGTGTAAGCTTCAACGTGCAAGAAGAGAATAATGAAAGAGTGTTTGAAATAGACACCCTCGTTAATGATCGCGTAAGAGTTAGATTTGGTGATGGTAAGTTTGGGGCGATTCCTGTAGGTAGATTCCGATTCTGGTACAGGACTGCGAATCCACAACCACAACTTATTCAGCCGGCCGATATTAATAGTCAGACATTCACATTGCCTTATGTAGCAAACGGTCAGGTATTCTTTCTTACTATCACGTTTTCATTAAAGGAAACAATTGCTAACGCTGCTGCATCCGAATCAAACTTTGATATTAGGACCAGAGCTAACCGCGTGTTCTATACTCAGAACCGTATGATTACGGGAAGGGATTATGAAAGTTTCTTTTTGAAAGACAATGCTATTCGAAAGGTGAAAACGGTTAATCGAACCTTTGCTGGTCATTCACGATTCGCAAAACTTAATGATCCAACTGGGCTATATCAGAATTTGAAGATTGTTGCTGAGGACGGTCGATTATTCCAGGAAGACACCATAGCTATTCAATTTGCTACAGCCGACACTCAGCTTCTTTCAGTACAAGAGTTAGTAGACCAAATAGTAAAGCCTCTGCTTAAGAAAGCTGATAAAACTCTGCTTTATTTCAACAAATATCCCGAGCTGTTTTTCCCTTCTATCCCAGAATTAAGGTGGGTTCAGACATCTATCATCGCTGGTCAGTCACGTGGAAACATTACCGATAATGGTACGCCGGTCGCCGTCGGTGACACTGCTAGTGGTGACTTAATTTTCGTAGACGCTGATGCCGTAATAAGAATAGACACACCAGGTGGAGATCTCGTTTTTGTTGATAGGATTATCGGTGATGGTACTGCCTCGGATGGTATCATCTTGGGTAAGATTATTGAAGATAATTCGAAGGTAGTGTCTGTTGTTCCAGCATTCCGAAATACTATTAATGGTGATGAGCAATTCTTACTAGAAGAGCAATTAGAGATGAAGCTGGATGTTGGGTTGTCCTTTGACCAAGATACTGAATCGTACCTGATTGTTACTTTTGATAACTTAGACAAAACAAGCCTCTTTAGCTTAATTAACCAGGGAGATGTGACGGGGGCGGGGCTCGATGCTTCTTGGATGATAATGCTAGAGTTTATTCCTGGCGGGACAGAAGAAGATAAGTGGAAAATCACAGACCGTGGTTTTGGTATCTTTTTCGAATCGGCTAGAGAGAATGATTTCTTTTTTGTAAACAATGAGCCGGTTGTTGATCCAGAAACTGGTGAGGTGGTTAATGATACAATCACGTTACTTGAATGTAATGAGTCGCGGGATAGTTTGCGGCGACGTAGGCTTCCAGGTATACCAGGACTCGCATGTCCATTACGTTGTTTGGAATTCCTAGGCGACGGCACAACTACGGATTTCAAAACGCAGGAGGGTCCATTAGATCCAGAAACTGTTGTGACTACAGATACTGTTCTTCAGGTTCTTAATTCTGATTATATAATCGTAGCTTCGGTTTCTGGAGATATTGTCAGGTTCATCAATCCACCCGCAGTTGGAGCACAAATTTTGGTCTGTATATCGACATCACTTATCAACGTTAACCCGACCGTTGCTGTGTTTCCTGGAGATGATTTAACAGTCGAGTTTGATTTGGGTGTACAGATAGTTAACCCAACGAATATATTGAGTTTCATTGATGGTGTTATGCAGAATTCATCTTTGGATTTCGGCGTGGGAACAATTGGAAATAATGCGAGCATACTCTATGGAGCCCCGATATCAACGGGCTCGCAGGGTGTAGCTTACACTTTGGGAGGAGTGGATAGCCCAATCTATAACAAGTTTAATTTTACGGGAGATGGTTCAACAACTATCTATAATATCGCGTCGTCTGAACAAACCGAAGACACAATTCTTATAGCATGGGATGGTATTGTTCAAGATCCTGATACTTATACAGTAGCTACAGTTTTCTCTGGAACAGAAATAACCTTTACCACCGCGCCTCCATTGGGGGTTAATATGCGAATCGTATCTATAGCAATTCCGGCATTTACGCAAAGCGCAGTATTCCGATTTCCCACGGATGGTAGTCAGCAAACTTTCATACTAACCGGGCTGACATCTATAAACTCATCACAAGCTATGGTATTCATAGATGGAGTTTTACAAGATGGCGACTGGTCAACAACACCAGTCTGGACCCCAGCGACTAACGCAGTATTCTTTACAGTTGCCCCAGCCGCTTCTCAAGTTGTGGAAGTGTTTGCGGTCCTTGGTGCCGTAGGAACGGCCATAGACTTCGATCCTGACGATCTCTTACCTGATGCCAGCACACCATTCAATTTGGGTAATATTGCGGTCAGTTCATGTGATGTGAACTATTTGGGTCAGGATGTGAACTTATTTGTAGCAGACGTGCTCCGTCATGATGATGGTTTTGTAAATGCTAACGGTGTACTCGTAACACCAGCAGATGATGATCGTTCAGGATTTTTTGATAATCCATTCTTGTTTAGAGATATTGTACTCCAGGATGGTTTCACTGACTTAGTACTATGGAGAAAAATTGAAGAATTAGGATTCACAATTAATGATCCAATCAATCAATTGACAAGTCCTAAAGGTACATATGGACGTTCTAGCCAAGGTGGTGTTGCTGTTGGTGATCCGCTAGCTCTTGCGGTAGCCAATGGTGATATACATTTGGATGTGTCTACTAATACTTGGTTAGTAGCTAATAGCATACTGAACATGTGGGAGGCTGCTCCAGATCAAACTCAATTCAAGTCTGAAATAGGACGGGATCATCTCAAGTTTATATGGAAGCATTTCGCCCCTGATGCTTTCAGAATAGATCCATCAGTTTCCAATGTTATGGATGCATACATATTGACCAGTACTTTTGATGATGCTTTCCGTACGTTCCTATCTAATAATGACCCGATATCGGAGGCTCCGGTGGAACCGACACCAGAGTCATTACGTATTCAGTTTGCCGAGTTTGAACAGTTCAAGGCAATAAGTGATGCTATTATTTTTCACACGGCACGTTATAAGGCGCTCTTCGGTCAACAAGCTGTTCCTGAACTTCGTGGTATATTCAAGTTGGTGCAGACACCGGGTTCACTAATCAGTGAGAATGATCTTAAGCTTAGAACTTTAACGGCCGTTGATGAGTTCTTCGATGTTAATAATTTTGATTTCGGGGAGACTTTCTTCTTCACCGAACTTATTGCTTTTATCCATCAGCAGTTAGCTCCAGAAGTCCAGTCTGTCGTTATTGTACCCACAGAGAACGATCAGGCATTTGGTCGGCTATTCCAAGTTCGTTCAGAGCCGGACGAGCTATTCATTTCAGCAGCTAGCCCGGAGGATGTAGAAGTAGTTGAATCACTAACCGACGAAGAATTAAGAATTGGGACATTCATCTAATGAACTGGATCAACGATATGAAGAAGCGAGCTGGCATAGTCACCGAACAGCCAGAGCAGCAAGACCGTACGAATGAGTTAGAAGAAAGACTCTATCAAGCCTTCAAAGGAGTTACAAAAGGCTGGCCTTCCGTTCACAATAACATACTTGAGATAAACCTCGAAACGGATGATTTTCCACTATCTATAGATCAAATCCGTGAATATGATGCCCTTGTAAAAAAGACCCTCGCCGGGGTAAACGTGGAATTCGTCGGCCTAAAGGGCGGCGTTAGTTTCGACGTTGAGCTTATATGGCGCCTTGACTAATATTCCTTTCTGTATTAGATTCAATACCCACACACGTAAATCTAGGATTATGAGGATTCTCAAATGAGAAAATTTCTGACAGTTGCCGCTGCAGCTCTTGTAGTGGCTCTTGGTTCCTCGTCCATTGGTGTAACTTCAATTCTCACAGAGGCGTCTGCTGCTGCTACCGCCAATGCTGCGTTGAGGCTATGTACTGGTGGTACGAAGGGTAATTATTACTTCTCCGGTCAACAGATTAAACACCAGGCTCAAGGAGACATTGCCGTAGAGGTAGTTTCCACGAGAGGCACATGGGATAACTTTATCAAGATGGCCAATGACGAATGCGATGCTGCTATTGTTCAGGCAGATGGTTGGTCCGTTTGGAATGCCAAAAACCCCAGTGCTGCTCTAATGTTAGAGCGGGTAGATGTACTTTACGATGAGTATGTGCATCTGTATTGCAATCGCGAAAGTGGTATCGATGAGGTCGGCGATCTTGAAGATAATTCCGGTAAGTACACAATTCTTACAGGCAAGAATGGATCTGGTAGCCAAGTTACTTGGAGAAACTTTATCATTGAAGATGACGACTACGGACCAGAGCACGTGACCCAATTGCCTCTAGGCGGCGCTCGTGCCAGGACCAAGGTCAAGGCTGGTATTGATGCTCAATGTGCTATCTATGTTGCTGGTCTAAACTCTTCTTTCATGACAAAAGTTGAAGAGCTTAGTAAGTGGGTTCGTTTGGTCGATGTTGACGACGGCGACTTCAACGATACGGTAGATCCTGCCGGCAATCCAGTTTATACTTTCAAGACGATCCCTGAAAAGACGTATCCGGGGCTCATCGACGCTGTGTTCAGCTTAGACACAGTAGCTGTAAAAGCTGTTCTTGTCGTAACGGCTAACTGGATCGATGAAAACGAGGATGCTTATGATCGTTTTATCGATTATCAGCTTAACGCTCAGAAGGTAATCCGCGAGCACGTTGGTCAGTAAATTCAAATTTACTTAAACCGGAAAGGGGGCTTTAAGCCCCCTTTTTCTTTTCTATGTACTAACCATCTCCAAAATGGCACCTAGTCAAGCTATAAATAATCGAGCAACTAGCAGAGCCACCAAGAAATGGTCAGAGAACGTAGAGCTTTTTCGAATTACCCAGATAACCAGAAGACCGCCCAAAATGATAGGGAGACTTTCATTGCGGACGATCTTATGTTTGAGCCTGAAAAGTTTGATTTTCTTAATGGCTTCATAGGTGATGTTGACAGGCTCACCGCTGAAGATCTTCAAAGAACTCCCCAGATCATTGAGAGAGATGCCGAGAGGCAGAAGTATCAACTTTCTATTGGCGCCACCTTCATCAATCCAGACACCCAGGTTCGTACTTCTGGGGCATTCTATACAGACGTAACCAGACAGATTAGTGCCAATGGTGGAATCATCGATGATCCCAACAGGCTGTTCAGTACGGATTTCTATGCCTGGACTCCTCCTATTGATTACGACAAGCATATTAACTTCGGTCGATATGTGTGGGTGGGAGCAGGTAACGCAGAGGTCAATGGAGAATACATTACGAAAGAACCGGCGCATTCAAAAACAACCATATATGAGTTTGATGGATCAGCGTTTATCAAACGTGATGTTGAAATAGTAAATGGTCTTCCTGCACCAGGCCCAGATGGAACATTCGTAGAAGATGCCAGTACAGTTGATAGATTCATTTATCGTTCAAATGGCGCGGCCTTTGTTCAGCTTAGTTTTTCCGTGGTTGCAGATATTCCAACAGACTTCACAGGATTTATTGTAGGTGATTTCGTATACGTTGCCCGTACCGGACCAGAATTCAATCGTCCACTTGTTTGGATATTCAGCGAACCTGCCGGTAGGTGGATTCCGCAACCGGTCGTTGTTAATCCTATAGAACCCAGCAGCCCACGCGAGGGTATGGTATGGGAACACGCACGAATTAATCCTCGCAGGCCATTCTATGTATTCACTAATGGTGTATTCGTTGAGTTGGCTTATACTCCTCAGGATGGACCGACTGGTGTTGGTGTTGATGGCGAATACATTTATGACACGCGAGATTATGCGGACATCACTGATGGTTGGGTGAGAGAAAACTGGTGGCGTCATGCTGAAGATCTTGCGCCCGTTGACGTAGCTGCAGCTGGCTCGGAAGGACAATCTGTACGCCCCATAGTTGAATTTTGGAATGGCCTGGAACCGTTCCCCGGTGATGCTAGAGATTTTCGTAACGATACACCTATATTCAAGAAATTTGCTTTTGACTTATTGTCTAGTGAAATTGTTGATACTGGTGAAAGCACTACGATATTTCAATATAAGGTTGGTACAGGCACAGATGATTTTGTATTAGGTTTTCCCATTACCTTCAATGAGACAGGAGAGTTCGTATTTGATCTAACCTTGGAATCTGGAACATCCGCATTTACGGGCTACAAGTTCTTTAGGGAATCAATATCAGATCTTGTTCATTCGGTATGGATGAAGTCTGATGTTAAGACCGTCCAAGAAGAGGACGCTAATGGTCTCTTCGAGTTACCGAAAGGTATAACCTCGAATCCAGATCATGAGGTACTTACTGAAGTTTCTCGATCACGTATGTTGTTGCACATGACTTCGGTTATTGAGGCTCAAGACACTTTTTCTGGTGACAAGTTCGGTATTAACTCGTGGCGATGGACTCGCCGGAGCCCGGTTTTGGGAGCTACTATGATTGATAATGAGCAGACTCTATTACGAGTTCTTGCTTTGCTTCAAAACGTCAATCTTGATTTACCAAACGCGATACGACGGATTGCAAGGGAATATAATAAAGTATTATTCCGTTTCACAAACAGACTTAATCAGTTGTGGGATGACAACACATTGGCTGATGCTGCCAATACTCTATTAGTGACACCAACTGAGGCAGTAGATGCTGTTCTAACTGAGCTATTCATTGGTAGGAATGAAGACTTTCCATTCTTCTTTTCTGATATGGGGACTTATCTTGAGACACGAGTGTTCGGTGGAATAGCTTCCGTAGTTGATCCTGCTTCAAAACCAATATTCGTTCCAGCATCTGCGGCACGTAACGGTGCAGCTCCCTGTTTCAAACCAGAATCTTTTGTAGATCGGGATGGGACTACTTTACTACGTGGTCATGACGGACAGATAATTGAATCGTTTGGTGATGATCGTGATCTTATTTGGTTAGAACTACAAACACGTTTCTTTGATGCAACACCGTCATCCTATTGCACGGAGTCTTCAACTTTCTCATCACGATTTTCTCTCTCGAATTTCTTTCTTGATGATTTTTTTGGTAACCTAATTCCACTTACTGACATCGAACCGGTTGATAATGTAGTCGATGATTTCAATACTGTTGTAGGACCCACACCAGGCCAACGTGTGTTCTCAAAACTACAACCCGTGTTCGCTACATTTAATGGTGCTTCGTGGTTTACTACCCCGGTGACCACTGATGATACTTTCCTTAATAATGACGATGGTGAATTCTATATTTTCAACGGCCTTGGCACGTTTATCATTGATACGTTCAATAGGCCATTTATCTTTGACTATTCAGACAACGAATTCAGGCGCATAATACGCCGAGAGTTCGAGCGTTTCATTACTACCGTATCAGACGATTTCACAGTCAACAACACATTTGATGTTAATGATCCCTTCACTTGGAATTTCCGGTCTGCGGGCGTTGAAGGTAATTATGTCGGTATCTATCGTCGAGTTTATAATACTGAACAACCGCATTCACATCCATGGGAAGTGGTTGGATATAAGATAGAACCAGACTGGTGGCGCACCCAATACGTGCCCGATAGTACAGCGGCCGATGGCACGCCGAGATATGGAAGTACTCATCCTATGTGGGTTGATTTCGCCGCTGGGTTTATCGATCATCCAGTTACTCCATTCACCCGCGTAGATTTAACTATGGTAGCTCCTATCCCGGTTGATGTAGTTGGCGAGTTACTTGATCCAATAGCAGCAGGCGTCGTTGATGAGGGTAAGCTCGATTTACGTAGAATTGATGATGGTTGGGCTTATGGTGATGGGTCGCCAGTAGAGTTACAATTTACTAGATCTGCATTCTATGCGTTTTCCTTTTCTCTGACTAGTTATCTTATGAAAACAGCCCTCTGGGTAGACAATGCCTGGTCAGAAGTGTACATCGACATTGGAGATGTTGGGGCCAATCAGATATTCAGGTCTCCCCATATTGTTCATAGGGACACGTTGACTAGACCAGCCATTGCGGTTTTACCTGTTCATTTAGAAATTGACGATAGTGGCAACACGGTTCAACGGTTAGGTATAAATTCGTGGATCTCGGAGGCAGTTAGAATTGCCGGCGGCAGTCCACAGAATGATTTTGGAAGAGTAATTAGGAATACCTCTCCTGCTCTAAGCTGGAGAACTGCAGGTTTCATCAATGAAGACCGCACAATTATAACGACACTAGCTAACATTGAGATCCCGTTCGAGGATGTTCATGTTCTTCTTCACAGGTCACAGCCTATCCAGGACGAATTCGTATCTGGTGTGATAGTAATAAGAGAAAATCCCGGATATCGTGTTTTTGGGTTTGACCCATTCGATCCTCTTTTCCGTGTAGAGCTTCCTGAAATGCCTATTGTGGCTGCGCAATCAGAACTACAAGAAAGTTTTATCGTAGAGGCTATTGATCCTTCTCTATTTGACGGATCAGTTTTCAATAACGGCACGGTGACTAGGAGCTTTACACTCACTGAACTTACATTACCATTACAAACACGAATAGATACCGCAAAGTTTGGCGTATTGATTAATGGCTCTCGTATCAAACCACAGCATATTACTATCATCAGTAATACTGAGTTCGAAATAGAAGATTTGGTCGAATTGGAAATAGGTGATGTGGTAACCGCTAGTGTTATTACTACCCCTATG